GAAAACTTTTTGGATACACCCATTCCGGCATTGCAAGCAGATTATGATATTTTGGCGGCAGCTTCGGACGATGATTGGGTGACGTTCACGTTGGGCATTCCAAATCCACTTACTGTTGCAGTACCGAAAAGGATCTACACTAGCAAGTCTTGCCCTTGGGCCACACCATCTTTGTTCAAGGGGCCTGAATGTGGTTATGCTGGAGCCGATACAGAATGTACAGGAACGTATGATGATTGTTATGCCAAAGGAAATCAAGCACGTTTTGGTGCTGATTTAGGATTAGATCCAAATGGAATGACATTGTGATGAATAATACGATTCAAAATCAAATTGGCAAAGTATGGGATGGCAATTGCTGGAACTTTGCTGTTTGGTGTGTGGGAGTATTGCAAGGTATTCATAAACCATTTGAACCTACGGATATGGTTAAGATTGATTCTCCGAGGGTTGGTGCTGTTGTATTATTGAGAGTCAGTAGCGATTGGCACGCAGGTGTTGTGTGGCCTGATGGTTTGCATTTTGTGCATGCAGAGGTGGAAAAGAACGGGACTTATGTTGTGCGTAAAGGACGATTGACACAATGGCCGTGGTCTCTAATTATTGAAGGATACTATTCACATGTGTAGTACTTTTTACATCCACATCTGGAGACACCCAGTTAAAGATCAGGCACCCCAAGCTGATATAGGCGAATACATTTGTAGGCGCGAGCGGTTATCTACATTGAAAAAGCGTTGCGTGCCAGAAGGTCATTGGGTTATACGCTTAGATGGGCAAATAATTTCTAAATGCGATTGGAAAACTACCAGAGTTCGTCCAGGTTGTAAAGTTGAGTTTTTACCTGATGTTGAATTTTTTGCATTCATATGGGCTGCTATAGTTTATGTTTGGCCTATAGCTGTGCAAGTGGCAATTGCTTTTGCTTTTTCTTATTTGGGCGGGATGCTGTTCAATCAAGATTATGATGAAACACAAGGTGGAGACGATCCGTCAGAAAATTATAGTTGGAATCCCCGAACAAGAAAGCGTGAGGGTCTTGCAAGACCTAGACCTTATGGCAACTTAATGATGCATGGCAATGTTGTTTCTGAGTGGACGTCTGTAAATGACGACGATAATGAAATCCTAAATTTAATTATCGATTATGGTGAAGGTCCGGTAGCTGGAGCCGGAGCTAACATTCAATACTTAAACGACCAACCGGCTGGCAATTTTGCAGATGTTGTTACTCAAGAACGCTTGGGCACAATGAATCAAACTGTGATGGAGGGTTTTGAAAAAGAGAAAATTGAGTATTCTCTTAATTGGGAATTGACTAAGGACGGAGGAGCCCAAACTTTTACTACTCCAAATAACTTTTTTGATGATCTTGAGTTTACAATATCTTTTCCTTATGGACTTATCAAATATCATCACGACGGAAGCGAAACGCATGCTACTGTACATATCAAAATCGAGATGAGCAAAAGGGGTTTGAATTCTTGGTCTACGATTTATGATGAAAACATAACGGGGGAGCAGTTAACAGCCAAGTTCGTTAGCATCAAAGTATCTGAACTGGATTCGGAGTATTCTTTTATTATAGAAAGGGGTACTCAATATGATGTGAAGTTTACACGCTCAACATCTGCTGACGATGAACGTCGCACTACAAAATCATACCTCAAATCTATACGTGAGGTGATAGACGTAGCTTTTACGCGACCTGGTAGAATCTTAATGGGCGTAACGGCATTAGCTACAGGATCTTTGAATACGTCGTTGGATGTAAAAGGTGTCCGGCAGGGCAGAATCGTTAATGTCTATGATGGTATGTCTTGGTCTCTTAAATACAGTAACAATCGAGCATGGGTTGTTTTGGATATAGTAACACAACCTGTCATTAGTGGTACAGGGGAAAGTGGCGATCCATACGTTATAGAGCGATACGAAGGAATTCCTATTGCGAATATTGATACTGCTTTCTTTTACGAATGGGCTGTTTGGTGCGCTACTCTTGTGCCTGACGGGAAGGGTGGCACAGAAGAAAGATCTGTTTGCAATTTTAATGTAGACACAAAACAGAATCTGTTTTCATTAGCATACAAATTGGCTCAAGTAGGCAGAGCTAAGTTGTTTTGGGAGGGGACTAAATTAAGTGGATGGCTAGATGCTGAAGTCGCAGATGCTGATTCAGATTTAGTTACGTGGGACAACATCATATCTCGCAGTTGGGAGAATGTATGGATAGGTCAAAGCGAAATGGCGGGTACAATCAACGTGTTTTATCGTGATGAGGATATTGGATATGAACGCACGTCATATCCATACAGCGATGAAGACAGTGGTGTGTACACGCGTTCTATCGAAATCGAAGGCTCCGGTGAAACTCGATGGAGTGGCACTGTACGAATAGCCAAATTTGCACTAGATCGAAATCGATTGATCAGAAATATCAACAAATTCAAAATGCATAAGGACGCTATTCGTCATCATTTGGGTGATGTTATTTGTTTGCAAGCAAAGACTCCTAATTGGGGCGAAAACTATCGTGTCGTGTCTGTAGAATCAAATGTGTACACAGCTACATTTGATAGGGTAGTTGATGTGGCTGTGGGTGATTTATTTTACATCCGTGCATTTGATAGTTCATCAGGTGTCAACGATGTTCAGGTTAAGTCGTATACAGTAGCAAGCAAGGTCGGGTGTTCTGTAACTTTTGAAGAACCCTTAGATCCTATCCCCCAGAAAGACGATGTAGCTGCTGCATCGAAAACAGATAGTGCCGTAAAAACGAGGCGAATAATCAAAATCGCACAGTCGGTAGATAACTATTATGAAATTACAGTGGAAACCTACACATCTGCTTTGTTTACAGATGAAGACTCTTTTGATCCAGACAATCCAAATCCTGATTATATTTGGCCTGCACCGTCGAAACGTTCTGGTTTGGAAGATGTTCCTGTTACGTGGCGTAACATTTCTGATTTGATTAACAAACAGTTGCCACCACAACCAAATATTGATATTCCTTGGATAAGCAATTGTGAATGGACGTCAGATTCAGGGGGAACAACCGTATCTTGGGATGCTCGAACTGTGGGGGAGCCTATTACTTTCCGATATCGAGGCGTAACGTATGAGATAACTGCTGATTTATCTACAAAAGAATACATCTATTGGGACCCAGATTTTACAGATCGATTTTTGTCAACAGATGATCTTAATACTGCAATTGCTTCTGGCAATTGGGTTGTAGCTATCTTGAAGGACAACGAAGTCCATGTATGTTCAACTCCAATGCAATTGCTACATGCTGGCTTAGTCTTGGCTGGAACTATAAGAGCAGAGTCTTATGCTGAGCTGCGACAAACAATGGCTTGGACTGGTGAGGATTCTTTAGATGCTAATCACCCATATACATTCGATTTTAAGTTACCTAGTGAAACTACTGCTCTTATTTCGGCTAAGCTTTCGTTCAAGATAAAGGATTATCGAGCATACGCTACAGGAGCCGCTAATGATGCTGGAATGACTACCAGTATAGTTGCAGGAGGTAGTGGTACAACAGGTTCTGGGAATTCTCTAAATACATCAACAGATAGCGGAACACAAACAGGTGGAGCTTCGGGTAGTACTGCATCGGGCGGAACACCATATACACAATATGCAGATGGAACTGGAAGTCATCAGCATGCTATTACTACTCATATGCATGGACTTAATAATCATATACATAGCGTTAATGGCCACACCCACAATATCACAGCAACACATACACACAGCGTTACGGTTCCAACCCATTCTCATACAACACCTATGCATAATCACGATTTGAATTATAATATCTTTGAAGAGAGCAATTCTGTAAACGTTGATTTTCATATTGACGATGGTTCTGGATTTGGGGCACAAATCGGTTCGTATAGTGGAGATCAATTAGATATTGATATTTCAAGCTACTTGACCGTTGGGGCCGCTTGGAAGGCTATCAGATTCGATACGGATGCTCGATGTAGAATTGTAGCTCTTTTGGAAGTTAAGGTTGACGTGACAGCATAAGACGGAATACTGATATGGATGATCGAAATTATAACATTTCTGACGATGTGTATGTCATAGGATGTGGGCCTTCTCTGAAAGATTTTGATTGGGAGCAAATACGTTCAAAATCAACGATTGCAATCAATGGAGCCATTAAGTTTGTTCCAAAACCTTCATATTTTTTAACTGCCGATAGTGTATATGCTCGATGCGCGGCAGTTAACAATTTTTGGGGATGTGCATGTTGCAAGGTTCTTGTGATGCGGGAAGATCACAAATTCTTTCATAGAGTAGAACCTTTTTTGAAACAATATGATTGGCATATCAAACCCACTCGATTTGACGGACAGATTTATGTTAATGGGAATGGATTTTGCACAGGTCAAAATAGCGGATTTTGTGGAATGCAGTTAGCAATAATATTAGGGGCGAAAAGGATTCATCTATTGGGAATGGATTTACATCATAACGGTGGAAGTAATTTTCATGCTCAATATCGTAGTGGTGTTACACAACTTACAGAAGATTTTGGGCATTTTGTGACGGCATTGGAAAAGATAAAAGAAGCAGG